AAATCGTAAAAAACAGCGTGATCTAACCAGGACAGGTTAATTGCATCGGATGCTTTTGCAGGCGTCATCGAATCCTCCCACCAATCTACAGACGTTATTAAAAATACGTCGTTTGTTTGGTAGTGATCGTTAACGTGTGATAGTTTTGTTAGTGCGTTTGTAAGGTGTTCCGTTAGCCTTTTGTTTCCAAAATAAGCAACGCCGTTATTATTGTACGGAATGTTTTTTAAGGCTGCTATTCCGTCCGTTGCTTTGATTGTAAACAGGTAGGGAAATTGTATATCCTCGTAAATAGATATATCTAACATAATGCGCCCTACCCATTGAAGCGCCGCACCTGCCCCTCGCGTGATGCGTAATGTAAACCGGCCTTCTTGAGATGCGGCCAAATCCGTGATTAGCGCCTCTACAGTATTGTCCGTAATATAGACGCCGATTTCGCACTCGGAACCTATTACCGGCGTCCAGCGCTCGCTGTTTTCGTTTGCATAACGAATATTATAGCCGTATTCCGCTAACTTTACCTCCGTGGATGTATCGTTAAATTGCAAATCCCATATTTCAACTTGAAATACGGAACCTCTTAAGTTATAAAATTCACCATGAAAACGTTTTGCCATTTATCTCGTTCTTCCTAATTGCTTTTGTGTGCGTTCCACTAAAACTACCAAGTCATTGCCAGATATTCGGGTTTCCAGTCGCATATCTCCGGCCGGCTCTATGAGTGATCGTAATTTATTAAGAGGCGCTATCACCTCCGGGTTATTTGAAGCGCCAGGATATTCGCCAACAAGTCCGAGCGTTGGCCCGTACACGATCCCGCCTTTTGCAAATTTAGCGGCGCTCACAACGCGTTTAAAGGCCGCTGCGGCCAAAGTGCCAGCGGCGGCCGCAATAGGAATGCCGGCAGGCCCCAGCGCTGCAATAGCGGGGTTTTTTGCGGCATTTGCTATTTGTGTTGCGACAAACCGTTTAACTAATGCCCCAATAATATCCCCGACGGCAGCCAAAACGGCGCGGCCAAATTGCTCAAAAGAATTTGCACCGCTTTCCAATGCCCCGGCCAACGCGCCGGATATACTCGTTACAGTTTGCGTTAACAAATCGGCCGTGTTAATTATACCCTTAAACCCTTCGTCAGTCAGGGTTATTAAAATCCCGGTTGCCGATGCTAAACTATCTAATTGCGCTTTGTATGCGGCGGCGGCTTGTTGCTGCAAAACGAATCCTTGTGAAACGGTATTTGTTGCCTCCGCTGCTCTCGCTGCAAAATCTGCCAGTCCTGTTTTTGCATTATCAAATCCTAATTTTAAATTTGAATCCAGCGCCTGCAAAGGCCCAAATTTGTCCTTTACTACATTTTCAAAGTAAGACTTTAAGAACTTTTCTTCGTTTTCGTTTTGCGCTAAAAGTTGATCTACCAAAACGGCCAATTCGTCGGGCTGGTTTGTAGGCAGGCCGTTGGGCGCGGTGGATACCGCCGATGCCGTTTTTACGCCCAAATCTGCAGCCGTTGCATTTTCGTCTATGAATTTTTGAAGCGTACTAATTTGCCGCTCCAGCGAAGCTCTTACTTTGCTTTCATTATCTACAATTTGGCCTTGCGCATCCCTGATAGCGTCTCTAAAGTTTTCCGCCGCCCTTATTGGCACTAAAATTGATTTGGCTAATGCCTTTATAGTTATGGCAGACGTTTGGCCAAAAGTTAACTTACTTTCATCTCTTACGTCAATTAATTCATTTTTGAGTTTGGCTATTTGATCTACCGCTAATTTAACTTGCGCTTGTCTTATTAGTTCGTCTGTTACCGCTTTAAGCGGTTTTAATAGGTCGTTTTGCGCGGTTGTTTCGGCCTTTAAGTTTCCAAATCTTTTTTCGTCAATTATAGCAAGGCGCTTTAAAATGGCTTCTTTTTCTTGTAAGGTTGCGCCTTCTTTGCCATACGCCCGGACTAATTGGTTTAATTCTTCTACCTGTGTTTGAACCGTCCCCTTTGCTTCCTGTAAGGTCTTATTAAGCGTTATTTGGGCCTGTGCGGCATCCGTTGCTGCAGAACGGTATGTTACAAGCGCCGCACCTAAAGCCACTACCACGCCAATCGCTATGCCTATTACGGTTGTTTTGGTAGCCAAATCAAGCGCTTTAAATGCTGCAATTAGTCCGCGTATTCCGGTTGCGCCCCCTGCTAAACTTTGCGCTAATTGGGCATTAAGGAAACGGACAAATTTTGCCATTTCAATTTGGGTTTGTATAAAACCCGTTGTCAGCAAACCGCCTAAACGAATAGCAGGCCCCAGGGCAACGGCAAACGCCGTTAGCGCAAATACCGCCCGCTGCGTTTCCGGTGAAAGTTCTGCAAAGGCGTCTGCAATTCTTGTCACAAATGCGGCAAACCGATCCAGGGCCCCCTTTATATCGAATGCAGCGTTTAGGCTGTCTCCGATCTTTGCGGCCGCTTCTGTTACCGCTACCTGTACATTTTGAATCGAATTTGCAATACCGCCCGCTACACGCGGCGCTTTAGCAAGTTCCTGCGTAAGTCTTACAACAAGTTCCTCGGCGCTGATATTCAATTTTCGCAGGCCTTCAGCGTCGGCCGTTCCGAACGCATTTACGAGCGCCTTTGATACCGACGGCATGTTTTCTTTGAGAATAACCAAATCCTCGTTAAGAATTTTGCCTTTGGAAATAATCTGCGATATTTGGCGTGTTACGCCCTCCAAATTTTCGGCGGTTCCGCCTGCAGCCGCTACGCCGTTCGCAAATTGCGCTATCGTTTCACGCGCCTGATCCGCAGATAGCCCTACCGATTGCAGGCGAAGCGAACCCTGTACGGCCTGTTTAAAATCAATTCCCGGCGCTTTGGCAACTTCTCGCAAAAGCTCTAATTCTTCGCGGGCTTGTTGAATGCTATATCCGGCGTCGGTCATTGTGGCTTCCAGTCCCAGGCGCAATTTTTCAAATTCGCCGGCCGCTACAATTGCGGCCCCGCCCATTGCCAATATCGGAGCGCTAATAGCAAGGCTTAAACGATCGCCTATACCTGCCAAACGATCCGATGCCGCCTGCAGGCTTTTTTCTACCTTATTAAGTTCGCGGTTAAACTCGCGGGTCGAAAGTCGTAACGCTACGTTTAAGTCAGTTAGTGCCATCTTCTTTTTGTTTTTCGACCATTAGTGCCTTGTCCATAGCGTCTAAAAGCGGTTGCATTTCAGAAAGGTCAACTTCTTTAATTTTGACCGATCTATCCCACGGCAGCGGCCAAAACTTTTTTATGTTCGGTGTTGGCTTTATTCGGCCTGAATGCGCCGCATAATATGCCAATATCCTTACAAGTTCCGCCTGCGCCTTTTCGTCTGATTTTTTGGCGTTTATCCGAGCGTGCAAAAATGCCGGTGAACTTCGCCAAAATTCCGCTTCACTCATCCCCGCGTACGCGGCGGCGGCCATTAGTTTTTGCCAATAGCCGCCGCTTTCTTTTTTTCCTGGTCGCCCTCCGCAGCGTCGTTGGTGCTTTCGATTGCAAACGCATCGTTTAAAAGTCTTGCAAACGTTTCCCCCGCCTCCGGTTCTTTTGCCAGCCATGTAGCCACGTCACGCGGGCGAAAAGACACTACGCCGTTTTTGTCTCGAATGGGCGCGGATAGAGCGGTATATAACAAGTCCACGATTTTTACAAAGCTTTGCCCCGTAGAAATATCCGCAATATCCTGATGCAGCGCGCGTCCGGTCGTAATCTCGTAATCATACGCAATGCCCATGTCCAGCCAAATAAGGCGCTCTTGGCCTCCAATTTTTAATGTAGCCATCTGTTTTGTTTGTTTCGTTTATTGCGTTTAGGACGTGGTAAACTCGGTAAGAGCGCCGCTTCCTTGGATTGAAAATGAAAAGGTTGAATCTTCGTTATCCGGCGTGTCGCCGGAAAGTGAAGTAAGCAATCCCGAACCGCTGTATCCTTTGTCGCCTGAAACGGTAGATTGCCATGCAACGCTAAGCGTTGTTCCATTTTTCCACGCGGTAAAAAGAGCGCTCCAGCCATAGGCTGCATCGAATGCAAGTTTAGCCTCTCCCCCCAGCGTCCACGACGTGCGACCGGCCAAAAAGGAAGCGGCATTGCCGCTGTTGTCTTTGCAGGTGCTTTCGCGCGGCTCCATTGTCATTTCAATCGTGCTGTTTGTTTGGCATGTTACGGCCGTGTTGCCTACAAAGATTTTTATGAGGCGTCCGTTTACAGTTCCAGTAGTGGGCATGATATTTTATTTTTAGATTTTAGCGTTGGCCGTTGCCGGCTGTTTTGTTTTGCCCGTTTCGTTTATTTATCTTTAGTTTTGTTTTTTGCTTTGAAGTTTTGCCTGATCAATCGGGTGCGTACAAACGTCGTAAAGTTCTGCGTTTTGCAATTTGCATGCCGTGTCCTGCGGTACCCATTTGGCTATTCCCGCGTCTATCAAATATTGTGCGTTGCTAAACTCCGCGACCGCTCCGGCTGGTATGCCGTTGTATTCTTTAAGTAGTTTAAGCCTCATATATTTTTAAGCCTTTCCTTTAGTCTCTTTATGATAATTGCGTACGCTCTTGGCCTCGCTGCCCTTGCCCCCCTTTGCCTTATTCTTTGTGGTTTTATTCCCCTTGCGGGTGCACCACGATCAACAAAGCGAAAATAAAAACCATCCGTGCGAGCGCCGGCAAATCTGCCGGTTTTTGAACCTTCTACCCTTGGCCCTACTACCGCGCCCGCTATTCTTGTTAAGTCCAGGTTTTGAATCGAACGTCGCAGATTTCCGGGGTAATATTCTGCTATTCTGCGGCCGTCTTTGTACCTAAAGTGTCTTTTGTGATATACCGGCGTTTTGGCCGCAATTTCACGCGCTGTAAGTTCGGCGGCCGGTTTTACGATCTTTTGCGCATCTTTGTTTAAATTGTCGCTCCATGTTTCTAATTGCTTTATTAGCGTTGTTACGTCGCTGTTTAACCGTCTAACGTCTATTTGGATGCTGCGCGCCATTATTTACGCAATACTGTTATAAATTTTGTGAATCGCTCTCGGCCCTCATGTTCTATGTTTTCAATATCGTAATTTTCGCCCTGGTAAATTATTCTGTTTTTTGCCGTGTAGTCCGTCGTGTATCTGGTTGTAAAATTAACCGGTCTATACTCTCTAATAGTTGCCTGTGCATAAACTTCATTTTGCCCGGTTGTGCTGTATTCTACCTTTGCCCAAACCTCAGCGGTATTTGTCCACGTCTTTACAAGTTCTCCGTATGCGTTAACGGTTTCGGTCGCTGTTTGAAAAACTATGCGTTCGTCAAGGCTGCCGATCCTCGTTTTTTTTGCGCTTAAATTTTCCATTAATTTAAAACCTTTTCCGGGAATAGGATATAATGAAACGAGCGCACGCGCGGATCATTACTGCCAGAAATTGGTATATCTTCCCTATTTTCGTAAAGAAAAGCAATTAACAACTTCATGGCGGTTTTGAATGTATCTGGCACGGCGGCCGCATCGGCAAATCCGGCCTGATATTCAATTATGACAGCGTTTGGATATTCCCCGGTTGTTGGCCAGTTATTGTTTGGATTAATCACAACTCGCGACGGACGACTGTAAATATCGGCTGTATAGTCGGCTGCAGACAGCGTTTGCGTGGTGCCTTCAATATCCGTATATTCAATACTCTGTATTTGCGTAGGCTGAAAATGCAGATATATTACGCCGGAATCCGGGAAATAATCATGGTACTCAATTACGGTTTGGTCAATTAACAGCCGACCTGTGTAGGTTTCCGCTTTGATACGCGCCGCTTTGATAAGCGACACTATCAAGGCATCGTCAGCGGACGTGTCTACCTTTAGCCAGTCCTTTGCTTCGGAAAGGCTAATCGGTTCCTCTTGCGGCTCGGCTGTAATTTGCCAGGTCATTTTTTGCGACGTTCGTATTTTTTAGCCGTTTCCGGCGTTTCGTATTTTAACGCTTCCAATTCGCGCAATATTTGCACAACTTTTAGCGCCTGCAATCTTTCGGCCTCCGCTATGGGCATGGCTGCAATTTCGTTAAAATTGTAGTTATACCCATATTGGACGCCTGATTTTATGAACCGAACGCTAACCATTAGGACGGATAAAGTTCGTCACATTTGCAGAATGATTCGACATGGCGCACACCGTGATCAAACCACGCGTTAATAATAATTTCAACCGTCGCCTCCTTACCCTTGGTGTAGGGGTTGATAAGCAGATCAACGCCGCCCCATTGTGCGATAATCAATTCGCTCCAGTTGCCGAAAACGCCGCCGTGCAAGACGCTGTTATACGCGCCTTTGGAAAGGGTTTTAGGCAAAAGGTTAAGTGCCATAGCGCGATAACCATTAACAAGCGCTCCGCTATTTGGACCGTCCCAAATGAATCCATTACCGGCTACGTCGCGTTTTGTGGTTTTGAGTTTTCCGGCAACTTGCGGCGTAAACAGGTAGCCCAGCGTACCCATATCGGCATTATCGGCTGCAACTTCGGTTTCAAATTTGACCGTCAAAGCCCAGTCAAGATCTCCGCCATTGTTGCCGATCGTTATATCGTTAACGCCGGCCAAATTAAAAATGCCGGTATTGTCTGAATTTGTGAAGCATTCTTCTTCAAGTTTGCGGAAAAGCGCCTCATTCAAACGGTTGCGCACAAAGTTTTCCATTGCAATTGTGCTTTGCAGAATTACCTGCTTTGACACGTCCACAAATGCCGTATAGCGAACCGGTGCAAGTTGGAGGCGGTCAAAAGTAGGGCTAGTTTCGTCTGCGGCTGCGACCTCCGTTTTGCGCCCAACGGCGGCTGCGGCATTGTTGCGCGGAAAGTCAATGTTTCCAATTTGCCCCGGCAGGTAGGTTGCGCCCATTTGCAGAACGGCGAGTCTCGGATCAAGAAACGGGATCAATTCGCCGATCTCGGTTTGAACGGTAAAGCCGCCGGCGGTTGTGGTTCCGGCCAGCATGTCGCGCTGTTCGGCTTTTGCTTTGTTGCTTACCATCCAGCCAGGCAAGGTAATGTTTCCGGTGCCGTATTTGTCAATACCATTGCCCCGCGCTTCGCGTTTGCCCTCCTGATCAATTTCGGCACAAAGCCCGGACAGGCTTTCATGGCGCATGATTTGCTGAGCGGCTTCAAACATGGAAAACTTTTTAGCGACCTTGTCGGGGTTGTCGCCTCGGTTTTCCTGTTTCAGGTAATTGACCGTAATCGGAGCGCTTGCATTTGCCGTCCGGCTTTCCTGCCCTGCTTTGTAGGTGCTGGTCGCCATTTCAAGTTGTTCAAAATCCGCAAAGCGGCGCTCGGCTTCCTGTGCGGTTTTGAGATAATTTTTGGCGCTTTCAAGGGCGGACTGATCTGCTTCGCTCCATACGCCTGTTTCGGCTTTTGCCCGCAATTCCGCAATTTTGGCGGCGGCATCGGCGGCGGCTTGTTGTGCCTCTACTTTGTTTTTCATAGCGTAAAAAAATTTTATTGGTATGAGGCGAGGATGCAGTCCATCTCCGCCAATTTAGCGTTTATGTTTGTTTGTGCTTTTTCAAATTGTTCTTTTGAGCGCTTTGCAGCCGTTGTATCGGGGTTGGCCGGAAACGTTACAGGCGACGCGTCAAACACCCGATAAACGCGCTTAATTACGCGGTGATCTTTGCCATTTTTACGCGTCCATTCATCAGGCATTTCGTCTTTTTCGTATTTCAACATAAAACCCCATGAGGATTGCGATATGTCGCCACGCTCTAAGGCAACACGAACGTTTTGGCCGTTGGGACTGTCAGGCAATTCGGCTTCATAATAAAGCCCGGTTTCATCAATCGTTACCTTTGCCGTTCCGGCTTTGGTGCGGCCTAAAATGATATTTGGATCGTGATTTAGCAGGATGCGAACGTCGGACAAATCCGCGTTGTTTAGCGCTTCATGCCCTATCTCCTCTGTAAACCATCCCATATCGTATTCGACGCCAAATTTTAAGCCATAACCGCGAATTACGGTTTTACCCGCTTCGTTTGCGCGAATCTCAAAATCTGAAGTTATATATCTGCGTTCCAGGCTCATTATTCATTTGTTTGTGGCGATGCCGCCGGTTGTTCTTGTTCATTTTCATCTGAATCTTCCACGTCTTCGATTTCCAACATTTCCGGCCCTTCCATTTTTTCCGCTTTAGCGTTCAGTATTTCCGTTAACATTCCCACGGGTGCCATATTTTGTTGGATATACCGATCATTGCCGTCCGACATAGTCGGCAAATTCAAACGCTGCCTCCATTCGTTTTGAGTCATAATCCCGTTTTGAATCGTTGAGGCGATTAATTGCGCCGTGCTTTGGCTATCACCCATCCTGACAAACGTGTAGTCAAATTGCACAAACGCCCGCTTTTTTTCGCGTTCAATTCGGTTAAACAACTTGTAATTAAATTCCTGTTCTATTTTTTGCGTCCAAGTGGGCAGGCAATGCGTATAAAAGTCGTTTTCTTGTTGCTCGATATTTGAATAGGTGGAACGATCCAGGCTGCTAAGCATGTGAAGCGGTATCTTAAAAATACGGCTGCAGTCTTCTACGCTTAAATTGCGAAAATCTACAAGCGCCGCCTCTTGCGGCCCTAAACTAAACTTTTCAAATTTAACGCCCGCATCTAAAACCAAAACCCGACCGGCATTGTCGGCCCCTGCGTGATCTTGAGCAAATTTACTTTGCGCCCGCTCTGCCTGCTCTTTAGACAAGGCATTTGGATATACAAGCGCCCCGCTTACGGCAGCGCCTTTCTCAAAGAAATTTTTTGTATAAGATTGCGCGGAAAGTGCCGCCCCAAATCCGTCTTTATGGGTCAGCGTTAGGCGCTCCCCCTTCATTCCGTTAAACGAAACGCCCTTAATATGAATCATCTCGTACGCTTGCAGGGTTGCCACAATCGTCATTCCCGACGTTACGTCGGTTGGTGCCGGGTTGCCCCAAACGTGATATACCATATTGCCGGACGGCAAAAGTTCGACCGTCACGATTTCGCGCGGTATATGTTCTAAAGCGTATGGCGTGCCGCCCGAAAAGTGAATGCGTGCAAATCCATCCCCCAGGCATGCGTTAGCGATTAGGGCGCTTAAAAAATCAAATTTACAATAGTGTTGATGCGGCCGCTCAGATAAAAGGTACTGGAGTGCGTGATTTTGGTTTTTTACGTTGCCATCTGGTGTACGGCGGTAAACATCCAGGGGCAACATTGCAACGCCCTCGCTGATATAGCGGATTGCGCTCCAAACAGGGGACAAACCTAATATGGTTTTATCCGTTGCTTTTGTTGAATTGCTGGGTAAAAAGCGAGCGCGCTCCATCACGAAGTTTGAACCTGTGAAAGAGCGCGTTTCTTTTCTAAAGGATATATCCAACCCAAATATTTTCACTAACAAAAATTTCCGACAAAGTTACAGGCAAAACATAGCGGTATCTTGTTTTTATTAAACGTGCATTAAGTTTTTCTTAGTATGATATTTTCAGATAAAATGCCCTTTTGAAATCTGCTAAATGATACCGCAAAAGAGTAGTAAGTAAAAAAACGACGAAATCCGTCTGTTTCTTTAAATAGGTCGCGCTCCGTAGCCTCATAGGCTTTTTTAGCGTTACCCATGCGGGTTAGGTGTTCTCCGTACCTCGCAAAATACCCCTTGTTGGATAAAAGCGTCATTTTTCTAAGGTATCTAACCGAGTATTTGCCATTTCAAAAATGTTATAATCGTATTTTATCGCTTCGCAACTTTCTTTCCATTTTTTCAAAATTAGCGCTTCGCTAAAATCAAAGTCCGGGTGGCAAAATTGCCAGCCGGGTAAACCTGCGTAGTTTGTTACGCAAATACCGCCTGCTATCGTTGCCTCCAGCCATGCGATGTTGCTTTTGCCGTCGTTAAATTTGCACCTGTATAGCGGCTTCCACATATTGTTAATACCGGACGTTTTCAAAAAGTCCATGTATTTTAATATATTGTCATATTTGACAAAGGCTGCTTTTTCCGGCGTTGTTGGCACCGGCATCCATCCCATCCATATCCAATAGTCTGGAATATCTTTAATTTTGTCATACCATCCCGACGCCCACATTTGCAGGGTTACGTCAACGTATTGCTGTTCGCGCCCGCGCCATGCCGCTATGCGTTTTATTGGTGCCGGTTTGTCCGGTAACAGGTTCGGGTCAATCGCGTTTGGTATAACGTGCGCATCCGCGCGTCCGAGGGAATCTTTGATTGAATCCGTTGAACACCAAACAACGTCGGCAACTGCCACGGCTGATCTTATAGCCTCCTGCCTTGTTTTTTCGTAAAAGGTGCCGAATGCAGGGTGCATTGGCGGGATATTTAGCAGGTCGTCATCATAGTCTACCACTACACGAACGCCTAATTTTTTGGCCGTTGCAATTAATTCCATCTCTGCGGGCTTTGAAGGTCGCGCCAAAATTAGCCAGTCGTATGCCATTAAATCGCCCTCTTTTACCGTTTCTTTTATGTCAAAGGTAAAAAGGTGCGGATGCAAACTTCTAAGCGCTTGTAAAGGCTGAAATAGCCTCCAATAGCCTACCGGCCCGAATGCGGACGGCTCTACAATTAGTGCTTTAATCATTTTTTATTCCTGATTTCGGCCTGCGTAATCCTCGTTTTCAATATCGCGCAATGCCTGGTAAAAAAAATATAGAAACATGCCGGCTCCTAAAGCGGCGGCCATTGCAAAGTATTTAAACATTGGTCAAACAATTTTTCAATAAACATATCTCCCTCACAAATCCACTTTTGATAATTTTGAACGTGCGGGTGGTTTTTGAAGTCGGGGTTATTTGATAAGACTTCCATGTAATTTGTTACCTTTTCATGGAACTGCTTATAAGATCGAATAGGGTAGTGATCATACCAAATATCGTCAAGTTCTATCATATTCCCGGTGCTGGCAATATGATTGCCGTACGATATTTGCCAGTTTGCCGGGAATTTTCCAAATACTTTCCTTTGTGGTTCATGCCACTTTGATAATCTTAAATCCTCCAAAAAAATATCTTTGTAGCGAATTTGATACGCTACAAAAAAGGTTTCCGGCTCAAGTGTATTCAGATAGTCCTGGATCGTGTCGTATTGTTCCGGTATTTGCAAAAATTCGTCAGCATCGGCCGGGAATATCCAGTCGCATCCGTCGGCAAGCGCTTTGTTTTTATATCGGTTAATAAATTCCGCCTGTGGGAAATCTTTGCGGTCTGTGTATTTGTATGTGACTTTTGAACCCGACAAAGACTCAAACCATTCCACAAACCGATCACTTTCATCATCGCTACCGTTATCAATTAAATAAAAATTGCGAAAACCGAGCGCGTGCCAATGATAAAGGCATCTCTGTAAAATATCCGCTTCGTTTCGGAACATTAAAATTACGGCTGGTTTCATATTTCTGTGCTTAATAAAATTGTGAATCCGTTACCGACTTTATCGTCTGTGTGCAAAACATCTAAAACAGGCATTTCCAGATATTCGCACATTTGAACAAACGAATCCGGCGTCCATCGGCTGTAATGCGAATGCAGGTCAATATCCGGCGGCGCAATAATACCGGAATGACGCGCTACAATTTCTGAAAGTTCCGTTAAAGGCTTTCCAACGTCACTATAAAGCGCATCGCGTTTTGGTACGATCAAATAAATATATTTTCGTGCTATGCGCCTCCATTCCTTTAGCGCTGCTATCGGGTCAAAAAAATGCTCTATAACATGCGAGGAAATTACAAAGTCAAAAGATTTATTCGGCACCGGAATACTGCAGCCGTCTGCAATAATATCCACCTTTAGCGCTTCGCCGCACATGGCTATTTCGCCTTTTTTAAAGTCGGTATCTGTTTCGTCTGTATAGTCAACGTTTAGCGTGTCCAGCCCGAACGGATTGTGCGCAGAACCTCCGATCTCCAAACCCTTTAAACCGGATAGCCATTTATGCGCATGCGCGCTTTCTTGAAATTTCATACCGTTATTAGTTTAGTGTCATCTTCAAAAAGGTACGATCCGCCTACGGTGCGGTTATTTTCGACGGCCAATGCGAGCGCCATTAATGCCGCTACCACGCCGTCTATTTTATTGTCACGGCGTACACGATCCGGCTTGCGGTTCCCTGTCTGATCGCGTGTTAGTTCCACGTTTGCCATCATCCACCGCATAATTGGGTTTCCGTCGTGAATCAATCTCTTTTTGCCTAAAAGGCTTTCAAAGTCCGTAATAGCGGGCGACATGGTACGATAGCCCTGCCTTACCTCATAAATTGGCATCCCGACCTCGGCTAATTTGAGTAGGTTAGTTTTACTACCCCATGGGTCAATCGCAATTGCTTCTATGCGATATTCTTTGCCCGGCCCGTATGCGGTTTCTTCAATTACCGCTTCAATATCTACCATATCTCCGGCGGTCAAAGTTACCCACCCTTCACGCGCCCATTGGCGAAGCGGAATACCGGCCGCTGTGCTGAGCGCATCGGCTCTATCTTCCGGGTACCAAAAGTGCCAGCGCATGTAATACGGGCCGTCGTGTTCGTTTGGTGGGAAAACCAAACATAAAGCGGTAAAATCGTACACCTCCGCGAAGTCAAACCCGCCAAAACAACGCATGCCCGTAAAATTTGCCCAGTCTATTTGTCGCTCCAGCGCCTGCCATTTGTCTGCCTGTATCCAGGTTGAAGATGCAGACGTCCAGACGTTCAAATTTTTAGTCAAAAAATGAACCTCGGCAGATTGCCCCTCATTCATGGCTTTGGTAAACTCGGCTTCCATAAATTCCCAAGACGGCGATATGCCAATGTGCGGGTTTGCTTTTTTCCAAACTTCTCTGTCTTTAAAATTGTCTTGTTCGTCTAACGTGTATATTGCGGCAAAAAACGTTTCATCTGATTTTATGCCGTCTAATATCTGGCAGGCTGTTTTTCGTAATTGGTAGCAAGGCCCTTCTATATTAAATCCGGCCGTTGTTATTACAAAAGATAGCGGCTGCGACCTTGCGCCCATGCCAGTCTCTAAAACCTTCAATACTTTATTGTCCGGGTGTTCGTGATATTCGTCAATAATGGCAATATGCGGCGAGTGGCCGTCAAGGGTTTTAGCGTCTGAAAATAGCGGTGCA